TCCGTCCCGTCTGGGATGGATGCCATGTGAGCACCAAATCTGGTCCGAATGCCCAGGCAATGGTCGGATCAATCGAGGACGCGAGCCTACTAACCGAGCTTCAGATCAAAGATCTTGAGGTTTTGGGAGGAACAGCTCTCGTTCGATTGATTGCGCTAATCCAAAACGTCAGTCCCCTTGCTTGGCTAGCAAAGATTCTCATTAAAAAGAAGATTAATGGGAAACTGACAGAGGTACCCCTGAGCCCGAAAGGGCGTCAGGGCCGTCTGTCGCTAGTCAAGGACAAGGAGGCCAAGTGTCGAATTGTTGCGATCCTTGACTATTGGACACAATCGGCGCTGCGGCCTCTTCACGACGCGCTCATGCGTCATTTGAAGAGCCTGCGGCCTGATTGTACCTTTAATCAAGGGTCCTTCCGAGCCAAGCTCAGTCGTTCGGGTCCGTATTATTCCTACGACCTTTCGTCAGCTACTGATCGCTTCCCTGTATGGCTACAGGTGGCAGTCTTAGCGGCGTTGGTCGCTCAGGATTATGCGGACGCGTGGCGACGCCTGATCATAGACCGTGACTATCACGTCGGTTGGGAGCGCCGCAAGTCCGTAACAGTCCGTTACGCTTGTGGGCAACCGATGGGCGCGTATAGTTCATGGGCTCTATTCTCAGTGTGCCACCACGTAATGGTGAGAGTAGCCGCTAAGCGAGCGGGGAAGCCCGTTTCGTTTAGCAACTACGTGTTACTTGGAGACGATATCGTGATTGGCGATCACGACGTCGCCGCCCAGTATCGCACCATTATGAACGAGTTGGGTGTTGAAATTAGTTCGATGAAATCGCATGTGTCGGACGACACTTACGAATTCGCGAAGAGATGGATACATGTTGGTGAGGAGGTGACCGGTGCCCCTCTGGGTTCTTTCTTCGAGGCTGTTCGTCTTTCGAAGGTTGATGGTGCTGATGTCGTCCCGACATCCGCCATCAAGTATATTTCCTTCTACGGACTAGCAACCTGGTTGAGAGAACTTGAGAGTCGCTGGCTTCCACGATCAAATACTATGGTGTCCCGGGGCTTGCTGGCTAAGCTTTTCCTGCTTTTAGGCCGTGGGGCTCAGTCTGAGCGCCTGGCGGATAAAGCGTGGAAATTCTTCTTGCTTCCCGTCCGTGAGGACGGGCGCTCCCTGAGAAGGTGGAAAACGAGAACTCTCGCTACCATTCTAATCGGGGAGGTCCTGACCTGCAATTCTGGATGGGACGCCATACTTCGTGTATTGGTGTTCCTGAATGAGTGCAAGGCCAGAGTGCTTGAAGAAGCCATCAAGCGTCAAGTCGGTAGGGTTCAGCAATTTCAGTTGGAATTGCCGAATTACCTCGACCTGGTGCCTGAAGGGTTGGACGCCCAATCATTACTACTGTCCTTGCCGCCAATTGCAGCTGTCATACGGAATGTACGAGAGCTTCAACTGGAGTTTGACAAAGCTCACGCGGTTCGGGAGAGCGAGTCCATGATTCAATGGTTGAATCTTGACGTTCGTCTCTTCCTCGATCCGTTTGAGTCTATGTCGGCAAGGAAAAGTAAGACCGTTGCAATTAGTAAGGCTACCATTCTCAACCATCTTACGGCCATGTGTCGGGGCGTAGTAACAATGCGTAACTGGGCTCTGTCCGTTGATTTACCCCATGAGGAAGACTCCTCTGTGGAGATCATCGCCAGACGGATCCAGACTTACGAAGTGTTGCCACGGTCCGGCGCACGGCGGGGGCCTCGGGCAGGTAAGGGTGATAATCGTTCTCGATCTCAGGCTGCGAAAGCAAGTAGCCGGAGTCCTTCAAGAGTGAAGGAATCGAAAACGGAATAACCCGAACTGTCCAAGGAGCCCTTCCGTAGGATGACCAGACTGGGGGTTAGTGTCCAAACGAATTGGTTCGTTTACACGCGGGGTACTTGGTAGATCCCGCGAGCACGTTCCGTTCCGGAGGTTGCACTAGCCCGCTTTCTAATTGCGACCTATTACTGGTAGTCGAATGACTTTCCAAATTGCCTTGGCGTTTCAGAGGATCGATTGCTCGATTGAATCTGAACGGCTCAGCCTAAATAGGTGGCCTCCTCTAACCGTACTGCTG